ATCTTGCATAATATTTGCTGAAAAATGGATTGCATGTTGTCCCGTTGGGAATTCATGCATAAAATCCCCATTACCCCAATTAATTTTATCAATTCCCATTTTAGCAGAGCCCCTAAATTCCTGCCTTACTAATTCGTTTGGGAATTTAAGACTACTGGCTATTAATTGTGTTTGTGGTATAGTAGCCCCCTCTCCTACGCTAACAGGCGGTTTAGTTGAATCGTAATACCACGTTATATTTCTATATTCTTCTTTTACCAAAAGCTGCATAATAGTTAATACACCTGCATTACCAGCACCTATAACAGCTGTTTCTAAATTATCAAATTCTTCTCTAGATCTCATTTTGTTTTTTAAATTTTAAAAAGTCACTTAAAGTAAAAGCATACCCCATACTTAATACTATTCTCGGAATATCTCCTACTATTTCTTCACTAGTATGAAAGCGCTTGCTTGCATGGCAAATCCAATAGCCACCTTCATCAACTTTTATAAGTTTTTTACTTATTATAGGCTCCCCACCTTTTTTAGGTTTTTTTAACATAAAATTTATTCTAACTATTTCGCTGTAATCATCTGATACATCTATTAAAGGATCAGTGTGGTAAACCACCTTGTGCCCTTCTGTAGAATAAGATAAAAACCAACCAAAGCTGGGCTCCCTTATTACACTGTTGCTAAAATTAAAATGTTCATAAATATCTTTTTCAAGTTTAGCTATTGCGTCAAATGGAAAATCTGTTTGTACTAAAAATAAATCCATTTTATTAATATTAGGCCAGCCTCTGCAATAGCCTGTATGATTTGGATTCATGCACTTGTCATGATGTTTTTCAATCCAATTTATTAATTTATTTGTATCTTGTTTATTTAATTTCATATAATAAATAATATTATTAATACACTACCAAATATCTTCAAAATCCTCTCCTTCATTCGCTTTAGAATAGTCAGTAGGTCGGATAGCAAAAAAATCGGTATGAGTAACACCACCAGTAAGATGATAAAACCAATCCAAAGCACTAGCGCTGGTTGCATCAAATCCGAAATGATTCGCTTCGTTTCCGTATCCAAGTTCAACAATTTTTTCATTTGCTCTTTTCTTTATAAAGTTTTTTAAATCTTCTTTTTTAAGATTTTCAATATCGCCTTGCTCAAACATTTTATCGATATATTTTAATTCAAGGTCTACCATAATATCAGCTGCTTCTAATACATGATTTTCACATTCTTCTTTTAAGCCTGGAGTTTCCTCACACATGTGTCTAAACAATTGACATCCCATTTTTGAGTGTAGCGATTCATCTCTTACTGACCATTTCATTTGTTGGCCAATACCTTTAAGTAAGTTTCTAAGCTGAAAGCTATATAAAACAGCAAAAGCAGAATATAACGAAACACCTTCAGCGAAAGCGCTAAAAACTGCCAAACTTTTGGCAATACCAATTTTATCTTTTCCTTCATAACTAACTAAATTTTCAAATCTATCTGCAGTAGCAGGCTCATGTAAGAAAGCTTCAAAGTCTTCAAGACCTAAAGTTTCATTTAAATATGAATATGCTACAGCATGAATAGTTTCTTGTGATCCAAACATCATTGCCATTTGTTGTATTTCATGTTTAGGAAACCAACCAACAACTTTTTGTGTCCAATAATCTGATACCGCACATTCTGTTTGTGCAAATCCTAATAATATATTACCTACTAAATGTTTTTCAGCAGGTGTAAGCTTTTCATTCCAATCTTTTACATCAGCCGTCATCGGTATTTCTGTATGTAACCAAAATGCTTGCGCTTGTTTTAGCCAACCCTCATTATAGTACTCAGGGTACTCAAAAGGTTTATAAGCTATTCTTTCATCAAATAATCCCATATTAATCTTCTTTTTGTTTATTTATATATTCAAAAGCTATATCTACAAAAGGTAAATAAAGCACGTGTAAAGTTACGTCTTCTTGTTCATACGATCTAATTCCTATAAGTATTCCTGGATATAAGCCTATAGATATTCTCCATGGTTTCATTATCTTTTTTTTCCTTGTCCTCTGTATTTCTTTTTATAATACTTAGACGATTTAAGTCCAGACGTTTTTGTTTTAGCGTGAACACCCGGTCTTCTTACTTTTTTATTTTCTAATACCGTGTATGTTATTCCTCTTTTAGCCATATACTTTTACATTATGTTTATCATGAATCTCAATAAGTTCTCTCCATTTTAAAAATCCCCTATTAACAGCCCATTTCATATACTTTTCTATTTGCCTTTCTTTGTACTTTAATCTAGCTACTTTCTTTTGCTTTTCAATATTTCTATTACTCTGTCGCATTCTTTTTGATTTTGTGGTTTAAAAAGAACGTAACTTGGAAACTGCTCGGTGACTAACTTTTTAAATAACTTCCATCTAATCGGAAATGATTCGTTAGGCCTACCTTTAGTTTCAATAATAAAGTCTTCCCCGATAAAATCAGGTGTATACTTTATAGGTAATATCCTCTTTTCTCCTCTATTAATAAATTCGCCCTTTGAGTTTGCTTGTCTTTCATAAACTTCATTTTCAAAATGAAATCCATTTAACAATACAAAAGTTTCGCCCTCGTATTTAGCTTTAATCTTTGCTTTAACTAAAGCCATATACATATACTTCTCCAATCCTGATGCAAAGTTATGGCCATCATAACTAATTTTCCTAGACTGTACTGGACCTCTTTTCTTTTTCTTTGGGCCCTTTTTTCTTCTATAAAACATTATTCTTTTTCTTTAAGATCTCTTAAATAACATTCTTCTATTTCACTTTTTAATGCGTGTCTTGTTTTTTCTATATAGTTGACAGCATCCATTAACTCTTCTTGAATGTGTTGAAGCCATGTATCTAAAGGTTGGTCATCTTTATGTAAAGTAACGCCGTACTTTTTATAACCTACATCAGATCTGTTAATAAACTTTTTTACTACTGATTCTATAATCTTATCTCTTATTTCCATATTAGTCTTTTACAAATGTTCCGTTTACCATTCTCCCAGTTCTACCAGAAATCTCATCATAAGCAGACTGCATACAAGTTTCAATTGAAACACCGTTGAGTTCGGCAAGATTAGTAAGAACAACAACGCTATCACCAATAGCATCGATAATACCTTCTTTATCATTGTTAAGAAGGGATTGCGATAATTCCCCTGTTTCTTCATATAATTTTATTAATTGTGTTTTAGCATCTCCTTTATCTAAGATGCCTTTTTCTTTAGCCCATTGTCTTATAAGATCAAACAACTCAACTTTACCATATTCTGGCGTAGCTTTGAANGCTTCATAAAAAGCTTTATTATAAATATAAGTTCTGTCTTTATCATACATAGACTTATATGAATTAGCTATTATCCATTCAATTTGTTCTGGTNGTATTTTAAAATCACCTAATGGTGTTTGCCAACTTAAACCTATGTTTTTCTCAAGCATACCTCTGAGCTCTTTCTTTTTACAAGGGAACGTTGAAGTTTGTTCTGTTGCGTTTATTTTCATTTTTTTATTTACTAAATTTTTATATAATGTTCTATCAACTTTATACCCATAAAACTTTTGAAGCTCTATTTCTCGCGTTGATATATAATTAATATCAGACGAAGAATCTAGAACTTCATATTCCCCAGGCTTATAGCCCTGCACAAGCGTAACTCTATTATTTAAATCACGTGTTACACCGATTTTTTTATTAGGTATATGATAAATATAATATATTTCTTCCATATTGTTTTATTTTCCTACAGATAATTCTGCTTTGATAGCAGGACTGTGATTATATCCTTCTAATGTTATAGTATCTTTATTAGGAAGGAATACAAAATCATTTGCTCCTTCTCTTAATTTTATACCACCCCATTCCATTTTTAGTTTGGGTAAATCGTACTGCTTTGCAGCAATATACTCTTCAGCTTGTTCTAAATGATTATTATATAAATGACAATCACCTAAGCTAGCAATAAGAGTTCCAGCTTCGTAGCCTGCGCCGTCTGCTATCATTTCTAATAACAAGCCATACATAGCTATATCATATGGTAATCCTAAAAATACATCTGCACTTCTTTGTTGCCACATTAAATCCAGTTTACCATCGTTATAAAATAACTGGAAGTTATAATGACAAGGAGGGAGTACCATATCGTGAAGATCAGAAACGTTCCAAGCTGATACCATGAGCCGTCTACTGGTGGGATTTTCCCTAAGCTCCTGAAGCACCACTTGTAGTTGATCGATGCCATTAGCATGACGCCACTGGTGACCGTATACGGGACCAAGTTTTCTATCAGTCCTACCAGATCTTTGGTAATCAGGAATCCAATACTTGACACCGTTATCAATAAGATAGTCCAAGTCGCTTCTACCTTCGACAATCCAAAATAATTCTGTTTTTGCATGATTAAATATAATTTTCTTTTTTGTTAATATAGGAAAGCCAAGTTTCATATCATGATATAACATTCTACCAAAGACCGCTCTTGTACCTGTACCTGTTCTATCTGCTTTTTCTTTACCTCCGTGCAATATGCCGGACATTAATCCTGTGTATTCAGTTTCTATATTTCTCATAATAGTATTCGCATGTTTTATACATTTGTTCGTGACACTCTCCTGCTTTATAGCAATCAGGTGAAACATTTACTTTCTCTCCTTTTTTATATGGGCCAATAATAATTGTAATATACCAGCATTTAGGACTAGCACCAGGTGATTCTGGTTTGAAAGATATTCTAATATTATTCTTTACACACCAAGTCCAAGCATCCAGCTGTTGTTTTGTAGGAAAGTAAGTACCCATAACACTCTTCTTTCTTTTTCTACCTATATCCATTGGATTTACTGTTCCTGCCATATTATCTATTTATTGTCGTATTTATTACGTATTACTCCCAAGGCATTATTGTATTTTCTGGTATAGGTTCTGTATGTGGTATATAACAACCAGACTTTGGCTCCCAAGTAAAGAATGCTTCTCCTCCGTTTTCACCTAAGTTTTGAAACTTAACCTTTAATACTTTTATTTTTGTGGTTTTCTTTTCATAATCTCTATGAACTAATAAACCATGGTAACTGGCATCATACCATTCACCTCCACCTTTAATGTTATACATTGTAGGCTCTTCAATTTTACCATTAGAATCTTTATACATTTTAGTTGGGTGAGCAACTATTATAACTAATACATCATATTTTTTAGCAAACATTTCAATCTTAGTTAAATATTCTAATGTGTATACATTGACATCTCCATTGTTAGAATCTAAATCTCTAACTTTATTAAATGGATCAATTACAAGGCATTTAATACCTTTACGTTTTACAAGCTCAGCACCTTTCTTTAATACTGAATCTAATGTATAACGTTCCATATCGATAAAATAAAAGTTATCGTTTATATATTCTGTTGTTTGTTCCCATTTGTCTTTACCAATATCAGCTTTAGACGGCATACCTTGCCAAGCTTTTCTCATTAGTTTATGGGCGTGTAAATAAGTGGGTGCGTTTTCCGGTGACGCAAAAGCTGTTTTCCAACTGTATTGTTGATTATAACCTATTACCATTTGATCTACAAAATCTGATTTACCAGAAGATGGTATACCTGTAACAGTTATAAACTGTCCTGTATATGTAGAAAATATTTCATCAAAGTTACGTAAACCAATTTGAAATCCGGGTTTAAAACCATTTTCAACAAAGTCTACAACATCACCTTCAATATCTTTAAAGGTTGTAACATTTTCAAGTGGTACTGGACTGGCTTTATCTATA